CGCGCCGTATCCGTGGGCTTCTACCCGGTGCGCATGGCCAGCAAGTACGACCGCGACACCGCCGATTTCCAGGCTCAGATCTCCGCGCTCAAGCTCGACGCCGCCACCGCCGCGAAGCTCAACGCCGTGTACCTCGAGCAGGAGCAGATCGAGCTCTCGCAGTGCGTGATCGGGGCCAACCCAAACGCACTCGCCCGCGCCTACAAGGCCGGCTGCCTCACCGAGGCCGACATCGACCAATTTTCCGCACTGATCGCCACCACGAAAACCGCAGCCCCGGCCGCTCGTCGCTCCGATGCCATCGCTGCTCACCGGAGCGCGCAGTTGGCCCTGCTCGCGGAAATCCAAGCCCGACTCTGAACCGAGCCGGCACGTCAGTATAACTCCATCACCGCCATGAGTACCGTTACCAAATCCGCCGAGGAGCAGATCCTCGAATCCCTCACCGTCATCAACCAACGCTTCGGGAAGCTCGACTCTGTCGAGCTTGCCACGAACGAGAACAAGTCTGCCACCGACGAGGTCCGCAAGGCCCTCGAAGCCGTGCAGGCTCAGATGCTCGAGCAGAAGAAGAGCCAGCTCGCCGTGCGTTCGCTGCGCATGCGCCGCGGCGGCGAGGTCTCCGATGAGTGTGCGAAGCACATCGGCGCAGTCGGCCTGCTCGCTGGCATCCAGCAGGGCAAGATCGGCGGCTCCAATGCCGAGCGCGCGGCGGGCGTCATCAAATCGGTGCTGGGCCTCGAGGTGAAGAGCCTCTCCAGCTCCGAGATCCCGCTGCCCACCGACTACGCGGCCGAGATCGTCGAACTCGTTGGCGAGTACGGCCAGGCGCGCAAGTTCGGCACCGTGTATCCGCTCGGCGCCGGCTCCGTGAAGCTCCCGAAGCTGAAGACCAGCCCGGCTTTCGCGCTGCTCACCATCGCCACCCAGATGGGCGAGAAAAAGCCCGCGTTCGAGTTTGTCACGTTCGCGGCGGAGAAGTGGGGCGGCATCATCATCGTTCCCGCTGAGCTCGACGAAGATTCCATCGTCCCGCTGGGTCAGTTCCTCGCCCGCTATGCGGCCCGCGAGATGGCCAAAATCGAGGACGTGGTGTTCTTCTGCGCCGACGGCACCGCCACCTACGCCGAGGCGAAGGGTGTGCTCGTCAACCAGGATGCCGCGGCCACCCGCGTCGTCATGGCCACCGGCGCTTCCTCGACCAGTGAGGCCACGCTCACCAACCTGCGCGCCCTGCGCACGAAGGTCGCAAGCGCCGCACTCGGCCGCGGGAAGTACTTCTTCCACCCGAGCTTCGAGCAGCTCTTCTGCTCGTTCAACGAGGATGGCGACAAGCCCTACATCGCGAACGGCGTGAAGGGTGCCTCGCTCGACGGCTTCCCGATCGAGTGGGTCGATGTGCTCCCGGCCTACAACACGGCCGACACCGCCAACGTCGCCTTCGGCGCCTTCGGCGACATGTCGTTCTCCTACCTCGGCGTGCGCGGCAGTGTGCGCTTCGACCTGTCGAAGGAGTTCCTCTTCGACACCGACCAGACCGCCCTGCGCGCCATCGAGCGCTTCATCCCCGGCCACATGGCCGCCGACCACGTGGCGGTCATCAAGACCGGCCCGCTCAGCTAAGCCACACCCCTCGGGGTTTTCTTCGAGCCGCTCGGCAGCGAGCCGGGCGGCTCTATAGAGCACCTCCAGTGAGCACCTACACCATAATCATCCCGAGTGCGAAGGCCGACAATGTCGTCCGCTGCGTGGCCGCGATCCGCGAGCACCGCAGCCAGGCGCGCATCATCGTGGTGGCCGATCGCATCCCCGCCGGGGACCGCCCCGCGCTGCCTGGCGTGGAGTGGATCGAGGGTGCGCAGCCATTCTGTTTTGCGCGGAATGTGAATCTCGGCATCCGCTCCGCCGGCAGCGACGACGTGATCCTCTGCAACGACGACGCCATCCTGCGCACACGCGGCGGCTTCAACCTCCTGCGCCAAGCCTCGGCCCGCTTCGGCATCGTCTCGCCTGCGATCTCCGGTCGCTGCTGCAATTCGCGCCAGCAGCTCACCGGCCCCGAGACCATCACCGAGCCGCAGATGCTCGCCTTCGTGTGCGTCTACATCCGACGCGCCACGATCGACCGCATCGGGCTGCTCGATGAACGCTTCACCGTCGGCACCTGGGAGGACAACGACTACTGCCGCCGCGCCCTCGGCGCTGGCATCCGCCTCGGCATCTGCGGGGCGTGTCGTGTGCACCATGGCGCCCACCATACCACGTTCTCCGCTCGCGACGACTACCCCGAGATCCTCGCCGCCAACGAGGCGATCTTCGTCGAGAAGTGGGGCTCGGCTCCGCCACCGCTGGAGTCCGTCCAGCTCGGCTCCACTCCGCTGCTCTCGATCCTCGTGTGCACGATCCCCTCTCGGGCGCACTTCCTCGCTCGCCTGCTCTCCGGTCTCGCACCGCAGATCGCCCCCGGTGCCGAGCTGCTCATTGCCTCCGATGCCGGCGAGGTCTCCATCGGGGCCAAGCGCCAGCGCCTCCTCGAGCAGGCCCGCGGCGAGTTCGTCGTCTTCATCGACGACGACGACACCGTGGCCGACAACTACGTCGCCCGTCTGCTCGGCGCGATCCGCGCCCACCCGGAGGTCGATTGCGTTACCTTCCGCTCGCAACGGTACTGCGATGGCGCCTACGAGGCCGAGTGCATCTATTCGGTCGCGAACCGCACCAACGACGGCTGCGAGGAGCGCGATGGCGTGCGCACCTACATCCGCTTCCCGTATCACGTCACCCCCGTGCGCCGCGAACTCGCGCTTCAGGTGGGGTTCGAGGAGCTCGACCATCGCGAAGATACCGACTTCGCCGAGCGCCTGCGCCCGCTCCTGCGCTCCGAGGTGCACCTCGACGATCCGCTCTACACCTACTGGTGGCGCAGCGACCGCAGCGCCGAGACCACCCACAAGAGCCTCACCTCCTTCATCTGATCTCCGATGCGCCGTTTGTACCACGACCACAGCTTGGCCTCGCGGGGCGCCGAATGCCGCGAGGGTTTCATCGCGCCGCGCCCAGCGGCGACTGTCGGACCGGGCCCATCTTCAAAACCGGAAACCGGAGACCGGAAACCGGAAACCGGCCGCCACCGCGCCGTCCTCCGTTCTGACCTACTCACTACTCGCTCCTCGCTACGCGCTACTTCCGCCCCATGAACGCCGGCCTCTCCAACCTCGCCACCCTCAAGGCCCATCTGCTCACGCCGGCCCTCGCCGCGAGCACCGACTACGATGCCCGGATTGCCACGGTGGGCGCCGCGATGCTCGGCCTATTCGAGCAGCACACCGGCCGCCGCATCACCCGCAAGGTGGGCGACACTCTCACACTCCCCGGTGGCCGCACCGTCTTCGTGCTCCCGCGCCTCCCGGTCGAGTCTATCTCAGCCATCGAGTACCGCGAGAAATCCACCGATGCGTGGACGGACTGCCTCGCCGATCTCGACTACTACGATCCCGAGAGCGGCGTTGTGCGCCTCACCCAGCCCCCGGTCTCCCGCAGTGGCCAGCTCCGCGTGACATGGACCGGCGGCTATTGGTTCGAGCAGGCCGAGCCCGCCGATACCGGTCACCCGACCACCATGCCCGAGGGTGCCACCGCGCTCCCCGCCGAGCTGCAGGCCGCCTGGCTGCTCCAGTGCGGCCACGCCTGGCGCGTGATCGATCAGCTCGGCACTGCCATCGCCGAGGAGCCCGCCAAGGCACAGCTCCCGCCCCTCGAGATCATCCCCGCCGTCGCCCAGCAGCTCGCCCGCTGGCGCGTCTACACCCTCTGAGCCGTGATCTCCATCACCATCAAGACCAACGCCGCCGAAGTCCTGCGACACCTCCGCGAGTTCCCCGCGGCCATGGCGCAGGGAATCGCCCGCGCGCTCGATCGCCGCAACGAGCTCACCGTGGGCCAGATCCAGGCGCGCAAGCTCAGCCAGCGCGGCCCTACCACGCTCGGCGTCGTCACCAATCGCCTGCGCTCCTCGATCCGCCCGTCGCTCGCCCAGGTCGCCGGCCCCTCGCGCATCGTCTCCGCGATCGGCAGCAACGTGAAGTACGCCGGCGCCCACGAGTACGGCTTCGACGGCACCGTGCAGATCCCCGCGCACAGCCGCCGCGTCACCCAAGCCTTCGGCCGCCCGCTACGCGAACCCGTCACCGCCCAGGTGCGCGCCCACGCCGCCAAGCGCCACATCCCCGCGCGCGCCTTCATCTCCAGCACCGTCGGCGAGGAGTCCGGCAAATACTCCGCCGACATCTCCGCCGCCATCCTTCGCGCCTGGGAGGGCAACCCCGCCACATGAGCGACACCGACGATCCCTTCCGCCAAGTCCTCGACCACAATGCCGCCCGACTGAGCGCCGATCCATGGTTCAGCGACATCGCGATCTCGCCCTACGTGAAGGACACGACCGAGGGCGAGCTCGTCAAAAAGCTCAACGTCGCCAAAGGCCGGAGCGGAAAGGTAGGGGCGTGCATCCTCGTACAGCTCCCGACCGCCAAGGTCGATGCGCCCAACGTCCCCGGCCCCGAGTTCGACCTCCGCCAGGGCTTCCTGGTTCTCGTGCATCCCGAGCTCAACCGCGGCACGATCGGCACCAAGAAGAGCGCTGGCGCCATCGCCCGCGAGGTCGCACGCCTCTTCCACCAGACCCGCACTTCGCCGCTCGTGCAGACCTGGAATGCTCGTGACGACGCGATCATCCCCGACACCTCATTCGGGACGCTCGACGCCTACCAGATATTCATCGAGGCGCTCTGGCGCCAGGAGCCTCCCTCCCGTTGCGCTACGCCGTCGCTTGTCGCGACCGGCACCGGCCCGATCACGATCACCGCCACATGCGCCACCGTGGGAGCCGCCATCCGGTACACGACCGACGGCAGCTATCCCGCGTCCGACAACCCTGCCGCCACGCTCTACACCGGCCCGGTCTCCGTCGCCACTTCCTGCACCTTCATCGCCGCTGCCGAGAAGGCCGGCCTCCAACAAAGCAGCATCGCCACCCGCACCATCACGCTCTGATCCATCATCATGAAAGCGTTCAATCCCGCACTCCTCATCGCCGGCCCCTGCATCTGTGTCTACAAGGGCCTGGGCTTCTACTCCAAGGCCGACGTTCCGGTGAATCCGAAGGAGGATCTCACGGATATCCCCAGCGCCGCCTTCGGTCCGGTTGGCCAGATCGCGACCAACCAGCTCTTCGAGATCAAGATGACGCCCGCCGGCCAGCTCGACGTGCTCGACGTGCTCTTCCCGCCGCACCTGCGCAACTTCGCCACCGGGCTTCTTATTCACAAGACGCAGGACATCGGCACGGTTTCGACCACCACCGGTGTGGTGACGAAGGCCGCGCACGGCTGGCGCGACAAGGCGATGGTTCGCCTCGATACCTATGGCGCGCTGCCCACTGGTTGGAGCAAGGATACGCTCTACTACCTCCACGCCCTCTCCACCGGCACCTACACGCTCCACACCACCGAGGTGGATGCCGGCACCGGCGCCAATCCGGTGATCCCGTCGACGACTGGCACCGGCCGCCACCGCATCATCGAGCAGGAGCAGCTCCTCATCTGGTCGATCAACGAGCAGAAGGGCTACATCTTCCACAACGCGGCGATCACCGGCGTGCCCGGCATCACCAGCGCCAACACCGAGACCGCCGTGAAGGAGGTCACCTTCACCTGCTACCGCAAACACGCGGCCGATGCGGCGACCGACACCGAGGCGTTCTATAGTCCCACGACGACTGCGCCCACCGTGGCCTTCGATCCCGATGCCATCGTGATCGCGCCGAAGACGGTGAAGTGGGGCACCACCGCGCCGTGGTCGGAGATGCCCACCGAGAAAGGCGTCGAGATCGACTGGGGCATCACCCTCGAGGCCGAACGCGACGACGTGGGAGGCATCGTATCGCACAAGATCACGGCGATCGTCCCCACCGCCAAGGCTCGCCCGCGCAACATCACCGAAGACGATCTCCTGGCGAAGCGGAATTTCCAGGGCGCTGGCGCCGGCAACGGCCGCCGCATCACCGCCGGCGACAACCTCATTATCGAGGGCGAGGGCCTCTACATCATCCTCTACGGTGCCACGCTCACCGACTCGCCTTACGGTTACGACGGGAAGGAGGACCGCGTGCGCGACTTCACCTGGAAGGCGCTCCGCAAATTCGTGAGCAGCGTGCCCCAGCCGCTCTACTACATCGGCAGCGCAGCGCCGGTCTGAGCAATCCCTCCTGTGGAGCTGCTCGCGAGAGCAGCTCTCCGGGCTCCGCCCCTCCGCCCAATCGAAAATCCGCAATCGTAAATCGAAAATGGAGATCGCCTACGCCGGCACCCAGCTAGTCGACGGCACCGTGCTCCTGCCCGGTGCCGGCTGGCAGCGCTCGCTCCAGCAGCTCGTGGGCACCGTGCAGGGCGTTGG